CCTCATCAGGCACTACTTGATTCTTTTCTTTCATAATCTTCTTCATTTTGCAAATCTATAAAATAAAAAATACGAGACTCAAACTTGAATCCCGTATTTTCCATTTACACAAAATATTTTATAGTGCCACTTACCATGGACGATGTGGTAGCACATATCTTTGATTCCACTACTAACCGAACGGTGACATTATCCCATACCTTCAGCAAAGGTACGGTTAATTCCAAAGGTGACATCGACTTGAATGGTGATGATGTAATTATCAAGTATTATGACCTCGAGGGGAAACCTGTTACTTATGAACAGAAAGACGCAAAGGGCAAACCGACCGGCAAAATGCGCGAATACTTCCGTGTTCGCTGGCAGTACCCGGAGGAACACCTGGATAAAGAAGGCAAACCCTTCAAGTACCGTTCACCTTATGGGGGCGGTACTCCGATATACATTCCGGACAAAATCCGTCAGCTTTATAACAAAGGTGAACACCTGCAGCGACTCTTCATCCAGGAAGGTGAGAAGAAAGCAGAAAAAGCCTGTAAGCATGGCATGTATTCGCTGGCTATATCCGGTATACAGAACATTGCCTGCGGTGGCCGTCTTCCTGAAGACCTGATTCGAATCATCGAAAAGTGTCATGTCCAGGAAGTGTTTTTCATTATGGACTCCGATTGGAATGACCTTTCGGCCAACATACGTATCAATGACCAGGTAGAGAAGCGTCCGCGTAATTTCTACTATGCAGCGCGTAACTTCCGTGACTATATGGGTTCTCTCCGGAACAGAGAACTATACGTAGAAATCTATGTCGGCCATGTACAGAAAAACGAGCAAAACGAAAAGGGCATTGATGACCTGCTGGCTGGTTCCCTTCAGGGTAAGGAGCAGGAGTTGATGGCCGACTTCGACCAGCTAATTAATGAAAAGAACCTGACCGGTAAGTATCTTCAGCTTTTTCGCATCTCAGCATACACTGACCATAAGCTGTCTACGTTATGGGGCCTTGATTCGGTTAAGCATTTTGCCGAAATGCACAAGGATGTGTTGTCACGTCTTCCGGAGTTCCGCTATGGTTCACACCGCTGGCGTATCAATGAATCCGGGCAGCTTGAGTCTGCCCAGGCGATTGAATCTGATGAAATGTTTTGGGAAGCGGTGGAGAAGTCCCGCCGGAGCGGTGATACTTACACGGAATATGAGTTCCGCTATGTACCTAGCCGTCGGTTCCTGCAGAACCGTGGCTTTGGCCGCTTCCGGAGACTGGATGGTTCTTTCCAGTTCATCCGGCTGGAGCAGCCATTTGTACGTATAATCGAGGCTTCAGAAGCCCGCGATTTCCTTTTTGAGTTTGCGGAAAACAACTGTTCTGAAGCTATCAACGAAATGCTGTCTAAGGGTGTGACACAGTATGTAGGGCCGGATAAATTATCCCTGCTGCACTTCATTTATCCTGACTTCCTTCATCCGGTAGGTACCGAACAGATATTCTATTTTCAGAAAAACTGCTGGCGTGTGACCCAGCATGAAGTGAAGGAGCTTGGATACGAGTCAATCACCCATCATGTATGGGCAGAACAGCGACGTGATTTCCCGGCAAAATACCTTGGCCGTCCGTTGATCACCTTCGCCGGGCATGATGACACGTTGGACTATACCTTGTCTCCGGAAGGGAAGACCTGCCATTTTTTGCAGTTCCTGATCAATACCAGCGACTTCACCTGGCGTAAGAGAGATGTAGAGATTGAACCGGAGGAATTACTCGAGAACCGAAAACATCTGCTGGCCAAACTCTGTGCCATTGGTTATATGGCAATGGAGTACAAGGATGTATCCGTTAACCGCGCGGTCATTGGCATGGACGGCAAGCAATCAGAGGTGGGAGAGTCAAATGGGCGTTCCGGTAAATCGCTTATTGGTGTGTTGATGAAACATATTCTGCCTTCAGCTTACGTGAACGGGAAGCGGAAAGATTTGCTGGAGGACCAGTTCGTATGGAACGACGTGGTGGAGAATACCAAACTGGTATTCATTGATGACGTGCTGATGAACTTTAATTTCGAGCGTCTTTTCCCAAATCTTACAGGGGATTGGACAGTCAATTATAAGGGCGGACGCCGTATTACATTTCCATACGAGACTTCTCCAAAGATATACATTGCCACTAACCATGCCATCCGGGGTGAAGGTGCTTCTTTCACAGATCGTCAATGGCTGTTGGGGTTCAGTGATTTTTACAACGACACCCATAAGCCGATAGATGACTTCGGATGCAATTTCTTTACGGAATGGGATTTTGAACAATGGAACTTGTGCTGGAATCTGGTAGCTAATTGCGTGCAGCTCTACCTTCAGTTTGGAGTCGTACAGGCACCGCAGGAGCGTTTGATTGAACGTAGGTTACGTCAGGAAATCACTGAGGTATTCATTTCCTGGGCAGATGAATACTTCAGTGCAGATTCTCACTTGAATGTCCGACTGGTTCGTAAGACACTGTATGATGAATACTGCAACTATGATCCGAACATGCGCAAGTTTTCTAATTCTCCTACTGAGTTCAAGAAGAGATTGCTGAAGTATTGCCAGTTCCGCGGCTACATCTTCAATCCCCAGAAGCTGGACCCGGTGACCGGGAAGCCTTGCAAGTTTGACGCCCGTTCAGGTAATCCTATCCTGGACGATAAGGCAGGCGGTGTGGAATATTTTACCATTGGTACACCTGAGTACTATACATCTTCTGAATATGCGCAACAAAAGGCTGTGAATAATAATGATAGCAGAATTTCTTACTGATGAACAATGATTTATCAAAATATCGATTGAATGATGACTCCGAGCTGGACGTATACCGTAAAGATATGGTAAGGTTCGTCCAGTTCCAGGAAGAAGTATATAATATGCTTGACGGACTGGCACCGGGCGATACTATCAGCGTCTGTGAAGTGGTTGTTCCAGAAAGTATTGATGTGTTTATTAAGGTAGTCTGCCAGTACATATATTATCACCAGCACGATGACATAAGTATGGATAAGATTGAATTTTCGGCTGATTACCGGAAAATATACAGAAGACCAGGATACGTAAAACCTGTTCATTTGAGCAGACATTTCTACTCGAAGTAGGTATGCGATACCCCAATTTATTACTCTATAAAGGTACGATTTTTTCAGCTAACTACCAAATAAATAGCAAATTATATGAGCAAAAAAAGCAACAAAATAATGACCTGCATCAGTCCGGATAATAACCAGCGTACGAAAATGGTTTGCGAGCTGGCCATGCGCTGCCGGTTGGCTACCATCAGGAGCGATGCCAGGAAGATTCTGAAGCACTCCGTATATGACATCGAACTCTCAGAGGCCTATTATGTGCTGGTAGATGACTTTAATTTCCGCGAAAGCCCATCCACGACCCAGCGTTTATACGAGCTGGCCGCACGAGGTATTGCGGTGATAGTTGGGTGCCGAAAGCTCCCCCGTGAATTCGAATTCTTATGCGATACATATTACCCTGAGCATTTGATGTAAACAACAGTCGAAGCATTTATCGAAAACCATAGTCGAAGCATTTCCCTGGCGTACTGTACGCACTCTGTGCGTGCGGTGCGCCATTTGTTTTCCCCTGTCCGGCTTTTCCCCTCTCACCCCTTTTTTAGATAGATTAAGAATTGGTGTGCATTTGTGCGAAAAAGCGGAATCCGGCATATAATAATATTCTTTTTTTTATTTTTTTTAAGGCTGTAAATATACCCTTATTTATTTTAGAAAAAAAAATTGTGCAATCGTGCAGAATGAATTTTTATTCATTTAATTAATTGATATTCAAAATGTTTTGTCTGCACTCTTTTTGCACTATTCCGCACTTTCCGTACTTTCTCACGAAAAATGCACGAAAGTACCAGCGCACTCGATTTTGTACGGGTTTTGTACGAAAATAGTACGGTTTTTATATGTTGATAATCAAATAGATATGATTTTTTTAGGCTGTTTGTGCACTCAAGCACGAATTTTAGACCTATCTATGCGAAAGGTGGGTTGATATGTATGGTTTAATGCGAGATATTTACCGCATTATGGTTATCTTTGCGTAAAGCATATATAATTATGGACAGACCTTTCGTTATTATTGATTTGGCACCGCATCTTCAGGACTTTCTATACCATGAGCTGAAGCAGAACCGGCGTACGGGTGAGCTGATGGCGGATGGTACACATGAGATAGGTCGCATGATCCAGGCAATGGTTACCATTACGGACCGACCAAGAAAGCAAGAGCTGGGGGAGAATCCTTTCCGGATAATTCTCCCTGTGCAGGAATGGAACCATGCCATATTTAGTGAGAATTTTGTTTACATTCCAGAATGGAAGCAGAAGCAGCTGCGATTATTCATCGAAGCTCAGTTCAGGCTTCGTATCAAGGAATACTTCTTTGTAGGCTATTCGAAGGGGTACAAGCAGGATAAGATTATCCAGGCGTTTCTTCATAGCTATAATATCAAGCGTAATGCAGTTAATTACGACACTGTGAAAAAGTATGACTACCGTAATCGTCGTCGCATAACTACTGAGATTGCCAATGAACTTCAATTAAGCCTTTTTCCTTAATATTATTTCACACATTAATCTTTAATTGATTTTGCAGGTTCACGTGCAAAACTACTTAAACTTTAAGCAATTATGCAAAATAGAGAAAGTAAACGGGCTGCAATTTGCGGCGTGTCTTTTATCGCATTATCTGAATCCACGGTGACTAATGTTCCAGGTGTATCACAGATTAAGGTATCGGGCATTTGGGACAAAATGAAATTTTCATCTGCTGAATTTAGCGAGCAGTTATCTTCTGATGGTACAAATTACGAGGTTAATCTCACAATTTCGTTTTCTGACTCTTCTCAAGAGAATCAGAGAGAAATAATGGCATGGATAGGAATCTATCTTTTAGTTCGGTTGGATTATACTGACGGCAATTCGAGGGTAGTTGGTACCGACCAGTTTCCGGTGGTGCTAAGCCTGTCAGGTGACGGTTCTCCCCATGCTTTACGATTGACATATAAGGGGCAGCAGCCGGAATCGAGCAAGTTTTTATAGTCCTTTTATGCGTGGTATAGTGCATCTACTTTTGTAGCAACGAAAAAACTATAATTACACTATGCATTTATCACACCTGTATTCTGCCATTATGCGCTCCCAATGGGCTATAGCCTTGCGTGACGTGGAGTCATCGCACCAAATTCTGGAGCAGATTATTACTGGTTCCTTCGACAAGTCCGCAGAGGGGACGCTGGCAGATCGTAAACCTATCGAAGGTCAGGCTTACTCCAAGGAGATGAGCCGGACATCTTCTTTTGCCGGAGACCTTCCGGCTGATACCGTAGCAATTATTCCCGTACACGGTACCATGCTGAAGTATGGCACGTATTGCGCGTATGGTACTACCGAGATAGCCGATATGATATATGAAGCTGCCTCCAACCCGAATATATCTGGAATCATATTGGATATGGATTCCGGCGGTGGTTGTGTGGATGCCATCGCTCCATTGACCGCGGCGATTGAATTTGCGCGTAAAAATGGGAAGGCTACAATCGCATATTGCGATATGTGCGCTTCTGCCAACTATTACACGGCCATTTTCTGTGACGAAATTATCGCATCGAATACCATTTCTTCCGAGTTCGGCTCCATCGGTGTAATGATGTCATTTCCCGATTATGCCAAGTATTACGAGAAAGAGGGTGTCAAGATACACACCATTTATTCCGATTTGTCCAATTATAAGAACGCACCATTTGAAGCGGCTAAAGAGGGCAAGTATGACCTTATCAAACGCGAAGAGCTGAATCCGCTGGCACAACGATTCCAGGATTCAGTGGTAGCACGCCGTGGGGAGAAATTAGACAAGTCAGTAGAGGGTATCATTTCCGGACGTATGTTCTATGCAGAGGACGCACTGAAATACGGCCTGATTGATTCTATCGGTGATAAACAGTATGCAATTAACAGGGCGCGTGAAATCGCAAGAGACAACGCGGTTTCTGCCTATTTACAAACCAAAAACATAAAATAAAATGCGAAACAGAAATTTATTGTTGACGGTTACTGCCGTCATGTCGTTTCTGGGCATCTCTTCTTTTGCCAAGGATGCCGATGGCCGTTCCATCCTATCTGCTGGTGATCAGCAGAAACTTACTGAAAAATGGGGAAAGCAATTTACGGATGCTTTCGTCAAGGATTTGGCTGAACTGGAGGAGAAAGAAGGGGTATCTGCCGAGGAATCGGTTAAAGGTGTAGCTGCTGAATATGAAGCCCAGTCAAAAAAGGATGCGGCTACCATTGCTCAGCTTCAGGACGAAATTAAAAAACTGAAGGCTGAAAATGAAAAATTGGGTAAGTTACCAGGTGAAGGTGGTGTAGAGTTCACAAACGGAACAGATGGTAAGATGAAAAAGGAATTTAAACCAGACATGAGCCTGCTTCACAACAAGGCTTACGTAGCTGCGGCAACTGGTGATGTATGGACGGGTGACACGACTGTGGACACGTCAGAGTTGAAAACTGAGTTCGGAAAGTATGTTTCATCTGACAAGATGTCAATTTTTAAGAAACTGGTTGGTCCGATATCTTGTACCAATTATATGTCTACCATAATCACCGACAAGTTTGAGGTACGTGCTTCACAGTCTGCCATTGAATCGGTTCTTCAGACATTTACTCCGAAGTTTACCCCTAAAGGTAAGACTAAATTTACTCCTTTGACCATCAAACAGTTCCCGATGAAGATTAACGTAGAGATTTATCCGTCTGACATCATTAACGATGTATTGGGATATCTCTATGACGAGTCATTGGAACCGAAAGATATGCCAATTGTGCGTTACATCGTAGAGCAGTTGATTAAGCCGAAACTGGACGATGACCGCGAAATAGCTTTGTGTAAGGGACGTTACAAAGAACCTTCCGCTTCAGGCAGTACATATACTCCGAATAATGCGGATGAAACCTGTGATGGATTCCTGACACAGCTCTGTGACTTGAAAAAGGCTTCTGACACTGATATCACCTGGTTGCTGAAAGATACAGCAGCTCTTGGTGAAGGGGAGGAATTGTTGAGCCAGATAGATAAGGCAGTAGATGAAGTGAGTCCTTTGTATAAGAACAAGACGATGTTCATCCATGCCGACCCAGAACTGATTGTGAAATACGGAAGAGCCTATCGTGCAAAATACCCGACAACAAAAAATGAGGATGGTGAGAAAGTCAAAGTGGATTTCTCCCGCTTTACGTTTGGTGCAATCGAGGGGATGCGTGGTACCGGTGCATTCTTCATCACACCAAAAGAAAACTTCAAACATGTCATGTCACGCAATCCTCAGGCTGTAGGTTTGCGTATGACTACTGATGACTATGCAGCTAAGGTACTGGGAGAGTGGCGAGAAGGTACCGGATTCTGGATTAAGGAAGCTATTTTTGCGTATTTGCCTACTGCATTGGTGGATGAACTGGCACCTGCAGAACTGGGTGTATAATTATAGGAGGTATGAATATGGCAGAAACTTTAGTTTCAGTTAAAAAAACAAGCTCTTCGGCCGGTAGACCGAAGGGCAAGAAGCATTATGTGATTCTCTTCCGATGGGAAGATGTAAAAACCTTTGAGAAAGATACTGATGGTATTACGGTGACTGCTTTTGCCTTTGCAGAAGGTAAAAAACCGATTGCTGTCTATGGTACATCCAGTACCATTAAATCATGGGATACTCTGACTGGTTCCGCCGATGCTAAGGGGTACTTGCATCATACAGCATGGGAGTCACCAGGAGACACTAAAGAAATGGCGATTTGCCGCAATACCCTTGTGAATGAAGACTTGGGTTCTATCGTGATTAATTGCGGTACTGAAGATGCGAAAATCGCTGGTACTCCTTGTACTCCTTTGGGATTTGGTTCTGATGAAGGCCAGGACGATAAGGAGGCGTGCAAAAATACGATTGAACTGGCATCCGAGATACCTACAACTCCTATCGGACGTATTCCCCTGAATCTGATTCCTCAGACAGGAGAGCCGGATATTGATGCTTATTTAGGTTTAACAGCGGCAGCTGCCGCTTCATTAGAAGAAGGTGTATGACAAAGAAAAAAGAAAATTTAGAGCAGGCTGCTACAGTAGAGCAGCCTGCAGAAAATCTGGGTGCAGTGGATACAGCATCCGAAAATAATTCTGAAGGAACAGACGCCACATTACAAGCTCAAACTGATTCTGATTCGGTGAATACTTCACCTGAAGGTGCTACAGACGATTTGAATGCGCAGGATGTAAATCCTTTTTATACTGTCGTGATTCCCTTTTTCAAGGCGAAACACCGGGAAGAAGAGGTTGTGAAGGTGATTGAATCTTGTGCTCAATACCTGCTTGAAAATATTCGCTTTGTCACCATTGGTGACCAGGTAGAATATACTAAGGATATGTTTATTGAGCATATTGAATACAATGGTGCTGAAGGAAGCCAGTTGGATATTCTCGAGGTATTGAAGCTGGCCATAGTATCTGAGTCTGTGTCTGAAAAATTTATCCTGATTGAACCTGGTTCCTATCTGATAGATAATGTAGGCTTGTGTCATATCGCCATATTTAAGCATTTTGGTATGCTCAATCCAAATCGTTATACCGGAGCCGAAGCGGTTATGATGAAAAATACTGCTGCTTTGCTGAGTGATACGCTACGGCTTGCAGCGTATGATTACAATACGCATTGCCCGGTATTGCTGGAGAAGGAAAAGCTGACAGAGATGTTTGAAGAATGTCCGGAAATCCTTTCTGGAAAGTATCACTTACTCACTGTATATGGTTGTGCGTATGCGGTACACCCCATTCGTCTGGACTTTCATACGGATGGATGGATTCTTCCGGTTGTCTCACAGAAGCCTGACTCAAAGACGGTCGAACGGCTTATTGCAGACAAATGTTTCCTTTACCTGAAGCATTTTCAGGAGAATGTGAAATTTTTGAACCCATTCCTGGATACTAAGAAATGAAACAAACAATTCTCACCTGGTTGCGTGCAGGTGCGAACGCCGGAGAGGGTGTGCAGCTTCTTATCGAGGCGGGCGCACCCTCTTTGACTTTACGCCTGATCAAGTCCAATCCGGTGGCTAATCGCCGCCTGATGATTGACTGGTTGTGTAAAAAATATGGGATTGATGAAGATTATACCTATGTGGCATCTTCCCAGGTTGTGCTGTTTTCTGAACGTAAACCTAAATCGTTCCGTGATGAATTCCCTTTCCTTTCCGAACCGGATTGTCCGGCTGAACTCGAAGCGCTGGCATCGCGAAAATTCACCAAATATCACGCCTATGTGAATTTGCATAAGCAGCTTCGCGAATGTACGTCTACCGAACAGTGCGCTAAGGTGGCCCGGGAACTGATTAACTCCTATCTCGAGAACCGGATGATATGGGAAGAATTGAATTACTACCAGCAGCATCATTCCATCCTGGGCAAACATCCGATATTTACTGCATTCCACCGCCGGAGAGAATTATTGACGTTGAATGTGAAGCAGCTCATGGTGCGTCAGAAAAGATTACGTAACAACATCTGGCGGGTTCAGGACGAGATGGCCAAACGGGATAAGCCACACCTCGAGCTGGAGCGGAGGGCACGGCTGCAAGCCTACCAGTCCGAGCTGGCAGAGATAAACCGGTTACTGGGCGATGAATAGGTACTTCAATCTGGACGAATTGTTTGCCGAGGTGAGACAGTCGCGCATGTACTCCCAGCGGTTCGAGAATATTCTGTGTTTCAAGCTGAATAATCTACGGGAACTGTGCGGTCGCCTTCCGGGAACCAATGAAGCCTTCTTCATTGAAACCCGTAAGAGCTTCACTGCCTTTACCTTCATTGTGTACCTGATTCGCCATGCCGGCTACGTGCGACACATCTATGTGGCCACTTATTCCACCAACGAGCGAATTATCAATGCACTGTTGCGATACAAGGATAAAGGGTTGATTGGTACCGTGCATCTTCATGTGTCAGAGACACTCAAGTTCCGTATGCCGCTGATTTTTGCAAGACTCAAGCAGCTGCATAACGAGGGTGTCATTACGCTAACCTATGGATGGACACACAAGAAAGTGACTTGCCTGGACACGGATACCGGATGCTATGTGGTGGAAGGTTCCGGAAACTATGGAGAAAATGCTCTCGAGGAACAGTATGTATTTTTAAAATCGAAGAAAGTCTATGAATTCAGAATCGGTAATAAAATGGACAGATAAGAATCGTCCGGAATGGTTCTCCCGTATCCCCATTGAGGAATACGAGAAACTGGCTGGGATAGGTTACACACCCCAGCAGATTGCCATGTACTACAACATAGAGGTAAACGAATTTATGTTCTATTATAGCCTTCTTATGTCACCCCTGAAGTATCATTATGACCGTGGCCAGCTCCTTCAGACGGCCAAAGAAGGCATTTCCATGGCGGATGCGGCAGCCACGGGTGAGAATGTGACACAGGCCCAGCGGTTGGACAAGATGCGCCGTGCAATCGAGTTTAAAAATAATGTTTCAAAAGTTTTTTTTGATGATTTAGATGTTTGAGAAATCTTATTACGAGCAGCTGCAGGACTACATTGAGTCCGGTTGCAAATATCAGTTGTCCGAAGAAGAGCAGGACTACTATAATGCGCTTTTTGCCGTAGTCGGCATTACGCGCAAATACGGAAAGGATCGTGCCATCTCCATGCTCATGCACGAACCTTTCAGCTGTTCCCGTCCCCGTGCAAGAGAAATGTACTACGAGGCCGTGAATCTGTTTTACCTGGATGATACCATTGAGCCTGCTGCACATCGTAATATGATTTACGACAACCTGATGAAAGCTGCCCAGACGGTACTTCTTTCGTCTTCAGGGGCGAAGGATATGGAGATATACGGTAATTTGCTGACTCAGGCTTGGAAGGTTAAACAACTTGATAAACCGGATAAGGTAAAACGGCAGGAAATCAAGGAGAAAGATATAAAAGTCTATACTCTTGATTCAACTCAGATTGGCGTGCCTTCCATCGACCGGACGGAACTTGCCGCACAGATTGATAAGATTCCTGACCTTACAGAAAAAGACCGTACACGCATTAAACGTGATGCGATGGTAATAGATATTAACTTTGAGGAGATTCTCGATGACACGCAAGAAAAAACTGAAAATTTCAGAGGATAGCGTGGAAACACGCTTCGCCAACTGGACAGCCCAGCTGCTGGCCATCATGATGCCCTGGTCACTCTATTGGGTGGCCGGTCGTGCATCTGCCAAGACAGTGCAGGTTTTGGCAGAACGGGTTCAGGAAGCAGCCCAGGACTGCCCGGGCGCTCCGTTCGCATGGGTGGCTGATACCTACTCTGACCTGCATAAGAACGTGATTCCATCGTTAATTGACGGGCTCCAGCTGCTGGGGTGGGAGTTGGGCACGCATTACGTGATAAACGAAGCTCCTCCGGAAGAATGGCGGTTGCGAATGTATAATGTCTGTACCGACTGGCGTAATACCATGGTATTTTACACGGGCTTTAATTTCACCTTCATATCTTTGGATCGTCTGGCCATTGGTGCCGGACGTTCCTACGTGGGCGTGTTTGGCGACGAGGTTAAATATTTCCCTGAAGAAAAATTCACGAACCTCCTGAAGGCCGTACGTGGATTCTATGTGCGTTACGGACAGTCTGTGTGGTACCGTTCCAGGACACTGACTACCGATATGCCGAACCCTAACCATCTGGGTGAATACGATTGGATTCTGAAGCTGTCGGCGCAGAATAAAAAAGAACAGATTATGCTCATGCTGCGTGCCGGACTGGTTTATAACGAATGTAAGAAGACCTATGTGTCGCACCTGCAGGAGTACCGGGAACTGGTCGAACGGCAACGTACTGAGCGGACATTACAGAATCAGGTAGATAAAGCTGCCAGGGCTGTCGAACTGGCCCGTCGTAATATGAAACGTTGGGAAGAGCGATGGATTAAGACTCGCCGCCGTGTGTCGTTCTTTTTCATTTCTTCTTCTTATGTCAATGCGGATATATTGGGCTTGGACTGGTTTTCTGATGAATTGGCTGAAGGGCTGGAGGGTTTGTCTTGTAATATCCTTTCCATTATCCCGAAGATAGAGGCCAGCATGTTGTTCTACCCGAATCTGTCCATCCGGCATTTCTATGCGGACGGGTACCTGAATAAGATTATAGACCAGAAGCCGCTGGGTTGGCAGGAAGACTGTACGGTATTGCGTTACCATAATAACAATATGCCTCTCGAGGCAGGGATGGATGCAGGTAATATGTTGTCTCTGGTGGTAGGGCAGCAGCTGGGACGTGAGTACCGTGTGCTGAAGGAGTTCTTCACGCTTCCTCCTGATACCGTGCGGGAACTGGGGGCACAGTTCGTCCGGTATTTCGCTCCCCGGCGTACCAAGGTGCTGAAGCTGTATTATGACCGTGCGATGAACAACTACAAGGGAGTGAAGGCGGATATGGCCACACAGATAAAGAATGCCATTGAATATGATGCAGAAGGTAGAAGGACCGGATGGCGTGTACAATTAATGTCTGTAGGACAAGGGAATATCGGTTCGAATCTGGAGTACCGGTTTATGTCTGACCTGCTGTCCGGGAACCTGGCTGGTAAGCTCTTCTCTCTGTTGATAGACCAGTATAACTGTCCTAACCTGAAGTCTGAGATGGAAGTAACCAAGACCAGGTTGGTAGATGATGGTGGTAGCCAGATGGTGGTAAAACAAAAGACTGGTGATAAGTTGCCGCGTGAGCGTCTGCCAAAAGAATCTACCAATCTGACGGATGCACTCAAGTACCTGCTCATGCGTAAGGAGTTCTTGCGTATATGGCAATCTAAGGTGACATCGTATGCCCCATAATGTTATAGACCGTTCGCTAAGGATGGTTGGATGCACTGCCGTACTACGGTGGTGCATTTTTTTTGTGCCGTTTTGCAGGGGGTGGGATTCCGCTTGCGTCACATTTCCCGAGATGAAAATTAGTTGCAATCGCAACCGCGGGGCGGCGCGCGTCGGGCATAAACGTAACAAAAACCAAGGGTTTTTGATTCCTGCCACGAATTGAAACCTCTGTTTCAGTCCGTTAGATTTGCTGGGACAAGTTTTCACGCTAAAAACTCGCCCCGATTATCTGATAATTCGCCCCATTTACATCGGTTCACGCCCGAAAAATCCCCATTCCATCGGCAACCGCAGGCTATTTGATGATGGAATGGGGATTTTTCGGGTTAAGAGGTAGAAAGACACTCGGTAGTCTTTCTGAGGTTGCGAAGGCGTTCACGCAGCGGCCCACCCGCCCCGTTGCTCTCCCTACTGGCGGTATAGCTAAAGCTATGTATTGCTTGACTGCTCTTCTTTGTCTGCTCTTCGCCAATAATTCGGTATCACTTCCGCTACGGTTTATGCCTTTTGTACCTGCAAAGGTAAATGTTCTGCTTCGTATGCCAAGTTCAAGCTCTGTTCCTGAAAAAATCTCCACCCTTTCAGGGTAGTATTCAAGGCTGTGCTTTTCCGGAAAACTTGTCTTTATACGCTTCAGAACACCTTTTGAGCAGGTGTAAAAGGCGAAAACAAACCGCAGCGAAAGCGAACGGAATAAAAAAAAGCTCAGAGCAGGAAGAGCAGAAAGAAAAGGCTCAACACCCGAGCTCGGCACCAGAATAAATTTAAAACCTACCGATATGAAACCATTTACCGAATCCATGCTAAACCAGTGCAGAAAGTACATGTTCAACTTCTTTGACTACCTGCCCACAAAATATCAGGCCAGCGCAAGAGACTGGCAGGTGAGAAAATTTGTGTGGGCATTCAAAGACGGTAAATGTGCAGTTTCAGCTGCCCAGCTTGTCGCAAAGAAAATCCGTGAGCAGTTTGGCACGTCAGCGAGTGACATGGTGTTTGTCTGTATCCCAGCCAGCAGCCAGCGGAAAAATGAAATCCGATACAGAGAGTTTTCGGAAGAAGTGGCCAGACTATCGGGAGCAGTAAACGGATACAGCCATATCACGGTAGAGGGTGAACGGCTGGCAATCCACGAGAGCAAATCAGGGAAGCACGTAAACGACGTGCAGGTAATCAACTTCGACAAGGAGTTTTTCAAAGATAAAAAAGTGCTTGTCTTCGATGACGTGATAACCCGTGGTTACTCCTACGCTCGTTTTGCCTGCCACCTTGAAAGTTTTGGCGCATCCGTTATCGGTGGAATGTTTTTAGCGAAAACCTTATTTGTCTAACAATTTAATAAACATCATTATGAAAGATTTATTCGAAATTTGCGGAGAATGCCGCCACTTGAGCGACGCAGAAGTAGTTTATCAGCTTACCAACAACAAGGAAACAAGCAATCAGGTGAACGCCATGTTAGCGAACGGCAGCAATGTGTCAATAGAAGACATTTGCAACCTGCTGACACCGGCACGCCGAGATATGGCACTGGCAGTCATTGAACTATACAAGAGAATCAAGGAACGGAAGAACAACTACAAGCGTATAACTTCCAGTGCCGACGTTTACGAAGTGATGCTTCCCTACATGGCAGACCTGAAAGTAGAGGAATGTTGGGTTATCTTCCTGAATCAGGCAGCCCGAATCATCCGCAAACAGCGTATCTCAGTCGGAGGGCTGGCGTCTACTCAGGTAGATGTAAGAGTGATTTTGCGTGAGGCGCTTTCTTGCAACGCCGTATCTATGATACTCTGCCACAATCACCCGTCAGGTAATTTTCAACCAAGTAAGGACGACGACCGCCTGACGCATGCCCTGCTGGAAGCGGGACGAATTATGAATATCAGGCTTCTTGACCATGTGATAGTAACGGATGGAAGTTATTACAGCTACGGGGACGAAGGCAGGCTGTAGGGGCTGCAAATGGCCGTAGCAGCGTTTAGGGAGGTGGGCAGCGTCGCGGCCGCCCGCCGCCCGATTTGCCGACAAACATAGTGCGAAGGCAAATCGGGCGGCGGGGAATAAGGTATTTCGTTTTTTTACGCCTGAAAACGGCGATTTTTATACGCAAAAGCGAATCGTTTATCTTTATAGTTCTTGTTAAATGATATTAATATGAGTATCATTTATGGTTGCTTTCTTTGTAAATGGTACTCAAATGAGTATCTTTGTAGTGTTAATCAAGCGAACATTGAAATGAAGTACAACGAATTGGAACGGCTGATTAAAAAAGCCGGGTGCTTTGACACTGGAGAACAACAGAACGGACACCCAGTCTGGGAAAGTCCGAAAACCGGGAAACGATTTTGTATGAGTAATCATGGAAAACAGGAAGTCGCAACCGGAACATTAAACGCAATTAAAAAAGCGGCAGGACTGAAATAAGTCCTGCCATAAAGATAATAGATTATGAAAAAAGTGTTTGCTATTATTGAAATGGCTTCTGACGGTAACTATAGTATTTATATGGATGCAGATGATATGGACTATTTGGTTACTGCTACAGGTGCAACGTCTAAAGAAGCTATTGAGGATTTCAAAAAAGCGTATGAGGATATTAAATCATCATACGAACGTGATGGAAAGCATTTTGAAGAAGTTGAGTTTGAATTTAAGTATGACATGGCTTCTTTCCTCTCTTATTACACACAGGCTTTTTCTCTTGCTGGATTATCTCGAATTACAGGAATTAACAAGAGTCAGTTAAGCCATTATGCGACAGGACATCGCAAGCCATCGCGTACTACTATTGATAAAATACAAAAATCTGTACATGAGTTTGCGAATGAATTAAGTCAAGTACATTTCGCTTGATTAACACTTACCGAAATATCTTGACTAATGGGCGGAACTGTTCAACAAGTTCCGCTTTTTTTATTTAAAAGTTATTATCTTTGTAATGCCCGAACATTTAACCATATATGGTTGTTATAACCATAAAATATGAACTCCTTATCAAGATAAATCCGTAGTCAACCGGATTAAGGTGCAGGTTACACCTTTGGGCTATCTTGGTGAGGAGTTCGCCATTTGTTACTATGAAGCCAGATTATGATGGTATCCCAGACTTACCGAATCCGGAGCCTATTCATCCGGAAACAGGTACGACTTCAATTGGTCATGATGGTCTCAGCAAATAGTTGAAATCAGAAATATAACAGAGGAAGCAATAATACCTGCTATAATTAAAGCAAAGGAAAAAGAAAATAGTATAGCTCTTCTTCTGTTATATTTTTCTTGTTCTTTTATAGCATTTTCTAATACAGATAATTCTTTAGCTAAAATGGCTTTATATTGAATATCATCTTTGACTCCTTTTAAGTTGGGGGCCATTTGATTGGGTCTGAATTCGCTTGGCTTCCTTCCTAAAGGTATGTATAAGCGTGGATATACTACTATCATCATGCAGATGGCAGCTAAAAAGGTTCCTATAGCAAGCGCAAGTAAAGATTGTATTATAGGATTCTCTATATTCCAGTGAATATATATGTAACTGATTAAAGCTGTCACTATTCCTAAGTCGATAGATAGTAACTTGTATCCTCTTTCTGTCGTATTTTTTTCTTGATCGCGGTGGTCGCTTAACCTTTTTTGAGCTGATTCATGATAAAATTTAAGAATGTCCAAAGACAATATATTAATAGTCTCTTTCTCTAATGTAAATTCATTCATTTTGTGATTGTATTGGTTTTCACAAAAATAGGTATTTCATTTACAATCTCAAAGTGAGGTAGATTAAAGGTTTGTTTACCAATAATCATTTTCGTTACGAAAGTTTACGTATCTTTGGGGCGTATTGCTAAAAACTTATTATGAAAACAACGATTGAAGTTTATACTATTCAGATGCGAAAAGGGCATGACTATATTGATTTCGGTAGTGACCCGGATTTTTTTAATGTGATTTCTGATAATCATACTGGGTTTGTTCACTTTATAGATAGTCATAGTACAGGGGATGTAGAGTCACTGAGTAGGACCGTTCGTATTCCACAGGAATATGTTACAGATGATGGTGATACGATAAAATTTCATCATAAAAATTCTCGGGATAGATATATATGCGGCATTATTGAAACAGGTCTTTATGGTAAAGAGTTTGATATTGCAGATAAAGATGACCCATTGAATCCGGCGTATCGTGTTACACGTAATCAAGCGGTTATTAAGCCGTATTTTTACTTTTTGAAGATTCCTCGGCGTGGAAATAAGGCATTGCTGATTTTGGAAAGAACGGATAATGAAGGTATATATCCATTGATGCATCTTTTGTTGAAGTCTTATTTGAATGACCATTACGGTGTTGAACAAGGATATATGGTCGAGAGAAAGAATGTTGTGTTGAATACATACATGAATGAATTGCGTAATGGTCGGTATAAATCCATGACTTTGACTGCCAACTATGAACATTCTGACAGAACAGATGGTTATATGGATGGTTTGGACAATTCAGATTATACGATGGAACTCACCATTAAATTTAAAAACAGATTAGGTGTAAATAAAGAAAATACAATACGTAATTTGATAAATTCTAACAATCCTCTTTTTGAAATTCCGGATTTAAATGATATCTTTGGTGAAGGTGCTAAAAAAGTAGTTTCTACGATTGGTACAGGAAGGAATGCGAAAACCAGGACTTTATATTTAGGTGGAGGGCAAGAAAATATAGTTAGGCCTTACTACGAAATAGAAGTAGAAGCTAACGAAAATAACTTCTCCTCTTATCTCTCCATTAAAAGGGTAGTTCGCGATTTTATTCAAGAGCATGCAGAACTTAATATTTTCAGTTAAATGAATCTGAGATTTATAAACATATCGAATATTTTCAGTAGCTATTATAGCATTTTGAAAACAGACAAAAGCAATGTGTATATTTTTATTGTATTCCCATTGCTGTTAGGATTTGGTGCGAGCTTTTTGTTTTACAAAGACAATGACAAGGTGTTAAATGTATTGACGTTGTTTTTGTCTATCTTCATTCCGATTTTTATAAACTTGTTGGCTACGCTTATCTCCTTTGTCATGAATAAGATTGTTACCCGGCATAACAGGGAGAGAGTGCCATTGATTAAGGAGACTTTTTATAATATTTGCTATTTGATTCCGATATCATTGTTGATGTTATTGTTATCGTTGTTTATGAATCTGACGCTGGGTAAAAGTGAGCATTTGACGGTTGATTGGAAGATGATTCATTTTTCAATTACTTATCATAGATTATTCTATACGATAATAGGTACGTTCTTTTTTGGTGGTATTTTGCATATCATGTTGAATTTGCTGATGATAACCAAGAGAATTTTTAAACTCTTTGATAAGGAGATTGATTTGCTGACTAATGGTATAGTTCAGAATGAACCAGAGCAGGATGATGCACCACGCCCAACTGATGCAAACGCCTTACAAGATGAAGAATAATGAGTTTTATATGATGAAAAGAGTTTTATTTTTAATTATGGCTTTTGTTAGCCTGAACGTGATGGCTCAAGAGCCTTACAAAGTTTTCTGTGAATTAGTAGGTAGCGCAAAGTTCATGAGTACCAAAATCATTGTGACCGTAGATTTTGGCCAGAAAACAAAATTCTGGACTGGCAGCGCGAAGCAATATCTAGTTGATGACGAGGGGGAGAAGCTGGAATTTAACTCCATGGTAGACGCGATGAATTACATGGGGAAGAGGAACTGGGAGTTTGAACAGGCTTATGTCGTTACAACCAGCAATCAGAATGTTTATCACTGGCTGCTGTCTAAAGAAGTTACTTCTGATGAGCAAATCAAAGAAGGGTTCATGACTAAGGAAGAGTTCGATAAAAAGAACGCGCAGTAATCTGATTACCTTGATACGTACGTGCGGAGATATTTTCATATTTAATGATACTGAAGAATGGAATTAAGCGGAAATCTAAAAAGTTTTCGCTTTTCTTTTGCCATTCAAAAATAATTTCATACTTTTGAGTAGCCGAATATAAACCTTTTTATTTCATCCCCTCATATCGTGTAATCCGTATTCAATCGGGTTCCGGGTGGTTCCGGTCGGCGCACGGTATGAGGGGGTGATTTTTTCGTTATGGAACTTAAAGAATTTATTAAAAGTACTATTTCCCAAATTATAGATTCTGTATCTGATTTGAATGAGGAATATAAAGACAAAGATGCTACAATTAACCCTTTGAGTTATGTCCGGATAAAAGATATGCAGAGTATTCAGACTGCTTCTGGTGAAAGATTATTGACTAATGTCGAATTTGACCTTACTGTTTCTATTGATGAAAGTAAGAATACTGACGGTAAAGTTAATGTAATGAGTTGTGTTATTGGGGGTGGTGCTTCTAAATCGCATACAGAAGGAAACAGTTCTATAAGTAGGGTTCGATTTAACGTTCCGGTTGTTCTTCCTGCGAGAAGGATTACATCAAAGCAGTAAGATTTTTACTTTCTGCTTTGAAAAAATTATAAAGTAAGGTTGCTTCAGTTCCGATACTTTTTTCTGTTCCTTTACAGGATTTTAATGCATATTTTACGCAGCGTTCTCTAAGACGCTGCTCTCTATAATACTTTATAAAGTCTATTATTTTCTTCATTTTACCTGCTTTTCTACAAAAATAGACTTTTTCTTTTGCCATTCCAAAATAAATCCTCATATTTGCAATGCATTCCATTTGATACAGGCGAGGATGGCTCGCCAATAAACATTGCTGCGGGCATTTTTTATGTCCATAGCTTTGGCTATATACCTATAGGGTTCCGACCCCCGTGTGGAGCGTTAATGCGCCCACTGCCTGTATCAGGTGGAATGCAACGGGAAAGCGGAACCTTTCTTGTTCCCTTCCCGTATTTTCCAACATATTGTTTCATTTTAAATGCATTCCAAAATGAAAAATCAAGTCGTTCTGCCTGCAAGTCAGGTAAAAGAAAGCCGTATCTCGTTATGGCTGAACCGTGAAAACGTATTGTTCTCTTCTATCATGGAAGAGAAAGTTTCTAATCGTCAGGCTGTGCTTATTTCCCAGGCATTGGCTTCCTTCAGTATCCTAACTTGCTCCGTATTTACCCATTGGCTGGTAGCCGTGCTCTTCCTATGCTGGTTCATTGTGTCGTTATACCTTTGCAAGAAAGGAGGCTTGAAATGAAACCTTGTATTGTGCCGGATGCAGCAGTAGATGTGATTCAGAACTGGACAGAACAGGATGGGGCCGCTTGTGCTGTCAGAGAACTTGATAAGGTAATAGATTATTTCATGAAGTCACTCAATGCGGATTCAGAAGAAATACTGACTCACTTACGTACAGTTTATTTCGTCCGGAATGAGATTGCAGCTTTTATCCCTGAAGATAAAGAGAAAGGGGGTGAGTCATGAAACTGGTATATCGTATAGATACAGATGCTTGCCTGAATTCTGTGCTCGCTCTTGTCCATGAGATTCGCTCCGAAATGGGCCTTGTTCCGGAGCAGATACAAACGAATGACGGCCGTTCGATAACCTTTGACCTTCAGGACTGGAAACGTTTGAATCGTGGAGATATAACAGAAGATGAATATATTACAAGACACGTTGTCACTCAATAAATTGTTGTATCTTTGCATTGGCTTAGAATTCGATCATTTTTTGCAAATTTTTTTTTTAGCCTCGCTTCGGCGGGGCTTTTTTTGTGTCCTTTTCTCTGGCTTTGTCTGAAGCTAATTTTGTACCAAAACAGATAGTAACTATGAATAGCCAGGCTTCAGACGATATTAAATTACTCTTTATCCAGGAAGAACTTTCCAAATTTGGAGAGGAACTGTGCGATGCACTGTCAGATGCCATCTATAAACAGAAGCTGATAGACTCCGGTTCTCTCCTTGATTCGCTGAATTATTCTTCATTCATGGAGGGGAAGAACCCGGGACAGCGTGTTTCCTTCTTCTCTTACGGGCGTTGTGTCGATATGTCCGGTTACAAAAAAAATAAGACCAAAGTAAATACCAATCGTGAAGTGTGGGGAATCCGTGAGAATTCCAAGAAAAAGAACCGTTGGTATGCCCGTAACATGTATGGGGGCCTGAATCGGCTGATAGGGCGTGTCATGTACGGACTATCTGAAGAAGAGATTGCAAGACTTAAAGGAATATTGGAAAATCGTATAAAAAATGAATAAGAAAATCGGTAATATCAATTTTGTGGAGACAGCGGTCGGCACCTATGCCATCCGCATGGATTCCTTTCGTGATTCTCTGACACACCTGTTCGGATCAGCTGTGTCAGACTGGGAGTGTAGCCCTACGACAGTGGCCGGTGTCCGTATCGTGCCCTGGGGGGCAGATAACGACTTGCCTTCATCTGTGCGTAACCTGCTCGAGAAAAACAACCTGGCACCAGGTATTCTTTCTCGAAAGACTGGACTGCTGTACGGTCAGGGGCCGATGTTGTATCGTGTGGGTATCGAGAATAACGAACGCGTCCAGATGTGGACTACCGACCCGGAAGTGCAGTCATGGCTTGATAGCTGGGATTATCGCCGTTTCATCCGGGAATCATTCACTGAATACAACCACCTGAACGGGGTATTCGTCAAGTATGTGTCCGCACGATCCGTCCGTGTAGGACGTCCGTGGATACACAGCCTTGAGTGCTTGCCGTCTAAAGACTGCCGCCTGTGCTGGCCGGAGAATGACGAAAGATACCTGAATTCTGTCACACATATCCTGAACGGGGATTTTGATTTTTACGGCAGTCAGAAATATGTCAAATATCCGGTATTTGACCGACAACGGCCAGCAAAGCACGAAGTGGCCGTGAAATACCATTGTTTGCGGAGCTTTGGCCGAAATATGTACGCGATATCCTCCTTCTTCGGCTCAATGCCCTGGATGCATGATGCCAATTCGCTTCCGGAGATAATTGAGTACCTGAATAAAAATATGATTGCGGCAGCATACGTAGTGCATGTTCCAGAAGAATATTGGAATAAGAAGGCTGAAAAATACCAGCAGGCGCATCCGGAGGTGACGGAAAAGGAAGTGTACCTGCACATGGAATCACTTAAAGACCAGTTGTCGCGTGAGCTGGCCGATGTGATGGCCGGGAAAAACAATGTCGGTAAATTCTTCATGACGACTGATTACGTAGACCCTTCAGACGGCAAGACTCATCAGTTCCAGATAGAACCCATTGAAATGAACATCGACAAATACATTGAGGCACTGACCAAAATATCACGTATTGCCGACTCGAGCACGACAAGTGGGCTGGGGTTGAACCCTTCGCTGGCCAACATCATCATCGACGGGAAGGGTGATTCCGGCTCCCAGATGCTCTATGCCCTCAAACTGTTCTACGGTGCGGATACGCAGATACCTGAAGACGTATGCCTGGAAGCGATTAATGACGCCATTCATATCAATTTCCCGGATAAAAAGGATTTGTTTTTGGGTATCTACCGCAAAGTGATTAACAAAGAAGATAATGTAACGGCCTCCAGTCGGGCCACAAACCAGGTATGACGATGAAACAGGATATAGAATTCCCTGAATGCTGGGAAGAGGTACAGCCAGCTGAATTTGCTTACCTCCTGAAGCTGCGTATGCTTCTGATACTGACTCCTAAAGCTCTTTCATTGACTGATGTCAAACGCTTGTGGTGTCGTTATGTCCTTCGCCATCGGGACCTGAAATCGAAACGGAAGGATTATTATCTGTTGGTGAACAGGCTGGCAAAGACATTGGACTGGCAGTGGAGGGTAGACGAAGAGACCAATACCATTGCCCTTACTTATGATTCAACGGTTAATCTGATTCCTTCCTGGTCCGGGTTCTGGGGCCCTGCATCGCATGGGGCAGATTTGACTTTCGGTGAATTTCGTTTTGCCGTAATCATGATGAACGAATACACTCGCACACATGATGTGGCTTATCTTAATTCATTGTGTGCGATTTTATATCGGCGCAAAAAAGACGGTAAACGTGTACCGTTTTCTTCGTCGAAATTGGGCAAGGCTGCAAAGGATATTGTGAATATGCCGGACTACTTAAAATGGGGTGTGTATTGCTGGATGGCCAGCTTTTGCGAATTTCTGTTCAATGGTACGTTTATCCTGGATGGCTGTGAAGTCTGTTTTGCCTCCATCTTCACTTCATCTGGGAAGGATAACACGCCGGAACAGTCGCTTGGTATGAACTCGATACTGTTCTCTGTAGCGGAATCGGGTGTATTCGGCGGTATTGAAGAGGTCGACAATACCCAGTTATTGAGGGTATTGCTCAAGTTATTGGATGACAAACAAAAAGCAGATGCTATTCTAAAATCAGCTAAAAACCATGATATTCAATCTTAATAAACAGGGCGCAGCTGAATTGCGCCGGATGACCGGCAACTATTATGTCGGTAACGATTTTTCGGCCATAGAAATGGACATCGAGGATGCTACAGATGAATTAATCCAGGTGATTGGCCGGGCTGTATACGACAAGGCCGAAAATGCTTATCTGAAGGGTGAAGGTAACGATCAGGTACGCTTGGTTCAGCTGGTGCAGCGGCCTATTGCATTATTGGCCACACTGCATTACTTCCAGCGTAACGATGTCAGTCATGAAGACAGTGGCCGCAAGGTGAAGCTGTCTTCCGACGGTACCGACAAAATCCCCTGGGAGTGGCAGCTGGACCGTGATGACAGTATCCACCTGCAGGCGTATTACAGTGCGGTGGAGCGATTGATTCGCTGGCTGAATGAATCAAAGGATGCAGATTGGCAGAAGTCTGATGCGTATCGTCATGCGGCTGGCCTGCTGATTCGTTCCGGACGTGAGTTTGATTCCTATTTTCCTATTTCACAGTCCGAACGGATGTATATTCTTTTGCTTCCCTTCCTTCGTGAGGTACAGATTGCCACCGTGGCGCCTTCCTATGGTGAAGGGTTTGAAACGCTTTTGGAATCAGCCCCATCTGATGTAAGGTATGCGGCATCTAAGGCATTGGCCTTGCTTACTATGTCGGTGGCATTGCGGAGAATGCCCCTTCAGCTTATCCCTTATTCGGTTGTGCAGGGATTCAATGCGGCTAACGGGATGGCCGATTCACAGCCTGCATCGCTGGACGATACCCAGCGGATGGCCGCCATGCTCGAGGCGGATGCGGCCGACTGGCTGGAGCGCATGAGACAGTTACGTGACGGTACTTCAGGTGAAGACATTCCCCTGCTACCATCTAATTCTAAAACTAATAAGTATTTCAGAGTATGAATGTGATTCAAAGACCGGGCGCTGTCGAGCTGGCTGCCGACATGCCCGATTACATCATTGATACGGATTCTACTATCACATTTTCGGTGCAATTCAACGGGCAGACGATACTGTCTGAAGAGTATGTGCCGGATGCGGCATACCAGGTACGTGTGCGTAAGCTGGGCCGTTTCTGTGCAAAAGCTTTGTGGGGTTTGTGGCCGACAGGTAGAACTCTTTTTCAACAGAAACTATCAGGAACTTTCAGTTTCCTGATTAATGGAGTTAAAGACGCTGATTCCTATGTGCTGTTTTCTCGTTTTGCTTCGAAAAAAACGGCAGATTCTCCGGGCGTTCTTTCTACAATTCAGGATAAAATATCACGCCCTGGTAGTTATGAATATGTAAGTTTCTTCCTTTCATCTGGTCAGAAAATTGACGTAACTATTTCAGATGTGAATGGGGAAGTGAGTTCTGGTACACTTTACACACACGCTGGTGAAAGGGGTATATGCACGCTTGATGCTTCATATTCACGTATTCAGGAACTATTCCCAGGTAAGGAATTTTATTCATATTCGGTTGGCAATATGACATTCCACGTAGACCGTACATCTTACACCGAGAAGTTCGTTTTCCGTTTCCTGAATATGTTTGATGTGCCGGAGACGGTATGTGCGGTTGGCTCCATGGTGTTGAAGGGTTCAGATGACAGTGAAACGGGCTACATGTGGGGTATCGAGCGTAAGTTTGTGGTAAACCCATCAGATGAATATACGGTAAATTCTGGTGCAATATTACTTCAGGCGGATTACAAGTTATGGCATGATTTCGTTGGTGCGCAACAGGTGCAGATTTTGGTGGATGGCACCTGGTATGATATTGTGATTACGGCTAATAATTTCGAACGTGATTTCCGGAAAAATGTGCTGAAGACGGTGGAGTTCTCTTTCCGCTTCGCTGATCCGGACAACAACAGAGTATTATGATAGATATTAAGGCTTTTCGTGAATATATCAGCGAGCTGGTATATGAAACCAATCAGGAGTTGGAAAATAAGATAGAACACATCGTACTTTCGGTGAACGAGTCGCACATGACCAAAAAGTTGCAAAATAAATCCGGTGTATGTTTGTGTGTAAGTTATCCGGATGCGCAGGCGGTCGGTGAATCCGATAATGCGAAAGATTCTCAGCAGGCTTTCATCTTCGTATGCCAGCGTGTTTCCCCTGGACAGTTGGATGAGGAAGGTGAGTTGGCACTTTATAGTGAACTTCAGCATATCATGCTTGTTTTTCGTGATTTCTTGCGCGGAGCGGAGAGTGATTGTGTTGATATTATTCCTGAAGAATCATATAAGATTGAATGGGAGTATCAGATATTCGGAGGGTTGAACGGGCTTTCCATGGGACTTAAATTCACAAACTATGACTAATTTATACATAGATGGTATTGCGGTTGTGCTGCCTTCAGAGTTTTCCATTACAGTAAAGCAGGAAAATGCGTTCTTCACCAAAAACGGCGAATATACGTATGACATTGAACTGTCTCTTCTTGTTCCGGAGAATGCAAAGCTGTACGGTTTTTTGAACCGACTTAACATTACCGACCGTCCGTCCACTAAAAGAAAGGCCGTACTGGTGGCCGACAACAGGGTGTATCTGAACGGTACGGAGATTATCACCGGATGGACAGATACCAAAGTCAGCATTCAGTTGGTGTCTGGTAATTCCGAGTTAAATTATTTTGTTGGTTCCGATGAACTGATTTCTACGTTGGCGATGAAAGAGACAAACCCGGTGGTGAACGGTTCTGTCTCTACTGATTATGTCAAAAAAACATACCCTGATGTCGATTATAACCTGATGATGACATACGACAGCCTGCATCAGGTGGATAAAAATATATGGCTGTACAGACTCTACAATAACGATATTAATAATCCTTATGCCGGATACATCGTGCAAAAGGAGAACATTCAGCCTTATGATTATATTCCGCAGCCTTATCTGTGCGCATACATGCGTGAACTGCTGAAGGCTTTGGGATATACACTTGAATATAATGCCATAGAGGATACTCCATATAAGAGTGTTTATATTGTACATGTATGCGAAACATACAAATGGAATGAAATGTTACCTGGGTGGACGGCTAAGGATTTCCTGCAGAATATAGAAACCATGTTTAACGGCTCTTTTTTGATAGACCATCGTACCAAAAAAGTCTCATTTCTTCTTAACGTATCTTATCTTCCTAAGGTTCGTAATGTGCACTTGCAGAATGTAGTTGATGCTTACACGGTCGAGGTAGAAGAAGAGGAAGAGTCGGATGCGGTTAATTCTACGATAAAATATAAGTTACCATCTTCCGAGTATTATAAAATGCGATGCCTTCCGGATGTGGTGAAAGAAGCAGCTAAGCATAAAGTAATAGATGAAGGCTTGTTCGCATTTTTTGGGAAACCGGAAAATCAGGTGACGGACACGATTTTTGATTATCAGTCAGTGAATCGGAAGATTATCTATTTAGAGGGTAGTGGTATCATGTCTAACCTGGAAATGGTGGATGAACTTGCATCATTGGTGCGCGAAAATGCGGAGTCTGAATTGGAGTTGGAATTTGTTCCTGCTGAATTGACTGAACGGGCATTTTACATGGAAGGTATTGAACCGAGTGAATTTTATTTTGGTCAATATTACATTCCTAGCGTATCAGTATCAGATGATGAACCGGATGAAACCACTTACGATTCGATTCACAACATGGTGAATAATCTTTCCGAAAAAAAAGAAAGCAAGTCTAATATTTTCCTGGCCTTTTTTAGAGGACTTAATCCTGTTCAAATAGGTGTGATGCCTGCTAACTCATATCCGTTGGCATTTATTGACCGATTTTTCCCTACAACAAGCTGGCCGGCTACGTTCCCCTCTGATTATCCGACATTCAACCTTGTTGAAATGGAGAAGTATTTCTACAGCAATGCGTATAAGATAGACCGGAAAAACGCGATAAAGATAACTTGCTATGATAGCAATTTATATCCGGCCAGTTCTGTATTCGAGATATTCAACCGACGTTATTTGGCAAAGGAAATAGAATACACCATAGGGCCGAACGGTCGAACTCAAGCCTGGACTGGAACGTTTTATCCTGCTTCAATTTCTGATACAGAAGTCCAGCAAAGATGGATTCTGTCAGATGGGAAATGGCGTGACGGCGGCGTTTGGCTGGATAATGGCCGATGGCTGGATAGTTGAGTTGATGATTAACACAAACACAATAACACGATATGAGCTTGAAAATTGATAGGGTGCAGCTGGAGATTGTGATACAGCAAGACCAGGCACGGCAGAAAATGATTGAACTGGAGGAGAGAATGCGGTCGGCCAACCGTGAACTCCAGAAGACAAAAAAACAATTCGGTGAAACATCTGAGGAATATAAAAAACAGACTGAAGTAATCAAGCAACTGCAGCAGGAGTATGATAACCTCTATGAGGAGATAGGATTGACCAACTTGTCGTTGCGTGATTTGGGCAAAAGACAGAAGGATTTAAACGCAATTCTTCGTCAGCTGAATCCCAATACGGAACTGTACAAACAGTATTCCGAGCAGCTGAAGGAAGTCAATAACCGGATAAAAGAACTTCGTGGTACAGCAAATGAGACTCGTTTCAGCCTGTCTAAACTGACCGATGGTTTCAATAAATACGGAGCCATAGCGGCCAGCGCGATTGCCGGATTAACCGGTATCACGCTGACCATGCGCAGCTGTGTGAATGAATACGCCGAAATGGAGGAAGCACAGTCGCAGGTTATTAAATATACCGGGCTGACTAAAGATGAAGTGAAAGAGCTGAACGAGGAGTTCAAGCAGATGGATACCCGTACGGCCCGTACACGGCTGAACGAGCTGGCAGGGGATGCCGGGAAACTGGGTATCTCTACCAAGGAAGGAGTAAAGGAATTCGTCGAAGCGGCCGACATGATTAATGTTGCCTTGGGTGAGGACTTGGGTAAAGAGGCCATTACCCAAATTGGTAAGCTGGCCGATATGTTCGGAACCGGCGACCGCTCGCTGAAAGAGAATATGCTGGCTGTCGGATCTGCAGTCAATTCTGTAGCACAGAATTCTTCTGCAGCAGAACCGTACCTGGTTGAATTTACCGCCCGTATGGGTGGTGTCGGTAAACAGGCTAACATGGCAATTACCGACATCATGGGATTTGCTTCGGCTCTTGACCAGAATATGCTTCGCTCGGAAATGGCTTCTACGGCACTTTCCGGATTGATTCTTAAACTGTATCAGGAACCGTCCAAATACGCCCAGTTGGCCGGACTGCAGGTGGAAGAGTTTACAAAGCTGATGAGTGAGGACGTGAATGAAGCGGTACTTACCTTCCTGGAAGCACTGAACCGTATGGGCGGTATGGATAAGATGGCCCCGGTTCTTGACAAGATGAGCCTTTCCGGAGCGGAAGCCGCCAGCGTGATTTCAGCTCTTGCCGGAAATGTGGAAAAGGTACGTAAGGAACAGCTGGGAGCCAACCAGGCATTCGTGGAAGGTACTTCTGTCGTGAACGAGTTTAACGTACAGAACTCCACCGTGCAGGCAGAATTAGACAAAGCAAAAAAACGCTTTGCCGACATTCGCGTAGAGTTGGGTGAGCAGCTGCTCCCCGTCATGAAGTACATGGTATCCACCGGTTCCCTTACAGTGAAAGGGTTGAGTGCGGTCGTTTCTGTTCTGATGGAAAACAAACGTGTAATAGTGACTGTTACTTCCGCCATCGCGGCCTATGTACTGGTAGTGAATGGTGCGACATTAGCCAAAAAAGCATACACGGTGGCCACAAAAGCGGCTACCATGGCAACCAATCTTTTCAGCAAGGCCACAAAAGCAAGCCCTTGGGGGCTTGTCATCTCTGGTGTCACAGCTGCAATTACATATTTTTCCATGTTCCGTGATGAGACGGACAAAAATACGGAGTCGCAAAAAAAATTGAACGATGCTTTACAGCAGAATGCAGATGATATGAATTCTTTGCGCTCGGTTCAGGATAGAGCTAAAAATATGGATACGCTTAATAAGCGTCAGCTTAGTCAGTTGAGGGCAGACGCTCAATCTGAAGTACAGATTATTGAAGATAAGTTGTCCGCAGAAACAATAGCATATCGTAAATATTATGATGAGCAGAAAAAGATTATCGAATCGAGAACTGACATAAACCAGGCTCAAAAGGCAGCACTTATACGCGCTTTAGATAATGATACAGATGAAAAAGCCGCCGAACTGGCTAAATTACTTGACCAGAAAAATCAGCTGATAGCAATTATTAATAAAATACCTAAAGGTAAGGACATCTTTACAGAACCGATATTAAATGATACGGACGATAAGGTAGGCAAGGCTAAAAAAGAATATGAGCAACAGCTGAAGGACCTTCGCAGTCAGCACGCTCTGGGATTGGTTGAAGAAGAAGACTACCAGAAGAAGTTGTATGACCTGGAGATTAAATACCTTAGCAAGAAGCGTGAATTATATGCTGAAGCTAAGATGGACGCTTCTTTGATTGACCAGCAGATTCTATCTGCTATGACTTTTGAGGCGAACAGACTGTATGCGAATAAACTGGCTAACCAGCAGCCAGTGAAGCCTCAGGAGCGTCAGATGGAAATCATTGAGGAGGAAGACCCGGTTGAAGATACCTACGCTCTTGACAAATATAAACAGAGCCTTGATGGCCAGCTGGCTCTTCTTGAAGCATTCCATGATGCAGGTATTATCTCCGAGATGGAATACCAGGATAGGTTATCTGAGATAAACAAACAGAAGGAAGAAGAACGCGCTCAGGTTCGTAAGGCTGCACTGGACACATTCAACCAGTTGGCAGGTTCCATGTCACAGCTGATGAACGCCATGCAGGATAGCGAAATATCCAAAATAGAAAAACGCTATGACGCGCAGATAAAGGCCGCCCAGAAAGAAGGTAAGGATACGACCGAGCTGGAGGAGCAGAAAGAAGAGGCGATTTTAGCTGTAAAAAGAAAATATGCCGATAAACAGTTTGCCCTTCAGGTATTACAAGTAACAGCAAGTACGGCCGTGTCTGCAATGGAAGCCTATAAAGCAATGGCGGGTATTCCTGTAGTTGGACCTGCTTTAGGAGCAGCTGCAGCAGCTGCAGCAGTAATAGCTGGTATGGCTCAGATTGCCGTGGCAAAACAGCAGGCTGATGAAGCTAAAGGACTTTACACCGGTGGTTACTCAGATGACTACGTTCAGGGTTATACGGCTAAAGGCGATTCGCATGATGTGGCCGGAGTTATCCCTGTCCACAAGAATGAATTCGTCGCCAATCATGAAGGCGTGGCCAATCCGCACGTAAAACAGTTCCTGGATGTGTTTGACATAGCGCAAAAGAATGGTACAATCGGTATGCTGAATACGACACAGATACTCCAGCAGGTTCGTATCCGGAGTGGGCGTTATTCGGGCGGATATACAGATGATACGACTAACCCTATTCCGGTGGATAATGGGGGATTTTCTTCTTCTGAGATTCTGGCCTGGATTAAGATTATAGCGAAAGAGCTTCAGAAATCCAACATACATCTGTCGGCCATCGCTGCAAAAGACCTGACGGTTAACGTCCGTTCCGTTAGGGATGGAATTAAAAGGCTGGAGATGCTCGAGAAAAATGCCAGCCGTTGATGTCCTTTTTTATCGGGCGGTTCTCGAGTAATTTTGCAATAACACAAACACAGATATATATGCAAAATAAAAAAATGACAATACAGCTTGCCATGGCCGCGTTCCTTACGGTTAGCGGCATGGTAATGCTGATAATGGGTTTATGGACACCTCCGGTCGGTGAGATACACAGTTCTGTATTAATAGCCTATGGGGAAGTGAGTACATTCGCCGGTAGCTTGTTCGGCATTGATTACACTTATCGGTATAAACTTAAAAAGAATATTAACGATGGACAAAACAACTCTTAAAAAGATTATGCCATTTGCGACAGATGCTAATATAGACAAGTTTTTGCCGCATCTGAACGATACGATGGCCACATTTGAGATTGATACCCCAATGCGTCAAGCGCATTTCCTTGCTCAAATCGCGCATGAAAGTGGTTCACTTCGTTATGTCCGTGAAATTGCTTCCGGAGAAGCATACGAAGGCCGAAAAGACTTGGGTAACGTGATGCCTGGTGATGGACCTCGTTTCAAAGGGCGTGGCCTTATTCAGCTTACTGGCCGTACGAATTATAAACTGTTCGACGAATATACCAACCATGAGTATGATCTGTTGCACCACCCTGAACGGGTAGAGCAGCCAGACCTCGCTTCTCTGGTGGCCGGATGGTTCTGGCACCGCAATAAGCTGAATGAACTGGCCGACCGTGACCAGCTGATGAAAATCACGAAAAAAATTAACGGTGGATACAATGGCTTGGAAGACCGTGGTGAACATTTAACTCGAGCTAAGGCGGCACTTATTACATCATGAAAAAGATTGACTCAAGTAATATTTTATTTTTCATTTGCACTGGTTTTGTTTTGTTGGTTATGTTAGGGTTGATACTCCAGTCGTGCCGGACGGCACGGCTGGATGAATCAATTCAGAATGTAACTGACATTAAGACTGAGAATAAGGCTTTCGCTTTAGATGATCATGTGTCGTTATCTGGGTTATCACAAACATGGCGTGATAATTACCGTATCGTGATACGAGATTATCAGGTAGTGAATGACTCTTCTGGTCACCCTTCACCTGTACTAAGTAAAGAAACAGAATTGGTTCACGATAAGTCTTACAATCGCGATAGTACATCGCAGACTCGAGCTCAAAATCTTTCAGTTGATAGTACTTCAACAGAATCTTCCTCAGAACATAAGAATACTAAATCTGTTGATAAACAGCCTTATGTTAGTCCCTTGTTTTGCTGGCTATTTATTCCTCTTGTTTTACTCATAATTTTCTTTTATAAATCCAAATTCAAATAGTTCTTTTTGGCTGCTTGCCTGTGAAGGCCGGCAGTTTTTTTTATGTCCTTTTTCCCGGGAGGTATATAGAGTACTTTTGCTTCATGAAAATATATGAAGCAATTAAGGAGATGCACGAACTGACTAGGGCTGGGAAAAGTTTTTCCTTCAGCTTTATGTCTTATTCATACGACAGGGATAAATCACATGGGCCTGTCACGGTTCTTCATGCTCAGCTCCTTCCTGGTAATCGGACTGACCATAATCGCTATTCTGATTATATGCTTCGGTACCGCGATTTGGATACGTATGAAGAAAAAAGCTGCTGGCAGCCACTTCTTATGGAGTTTAACGGACAAGAATTAGAATTCTCATGACATATAAATACACGACACAGACACAATATTTTATTCCAGAGTTCGAAGTTGATTTTGAAAATATCATTCCATGGAATGGCCAGAATGATACCGGGCGTGATGTGCGTTTAAAGTGGGAGCGTAACTTTGGTCACATTGCTAATAATTTTAAAACGCTGGAAGAAGAGCTGAGAAAGTTGTTGCGTAAGGACCGCAATGACAAGACGGAATTTCTTCTTGAGATACTTGGTGGTATTATATCTCCTTTCTTGGAGTCGCCCGACTTCGTAACTGGAATGATGGGTGCCGGTTTGCGTATAGCACAAGAAAAAAATGGTGATTCGGTAGCGTGGTTTGACCGGTTGTATGTACGTAAAAAGGCCGAGTTCCAAATGTTGTCAATCATGGAGACAGAAATGGCCGGAGCTTCCTTCATGTTCAACTCTTCGGGAGCACGGGCTACGATAACAAAGGTAGAGCGTATAGATGCAGTCCCGTTCTATTATGCGGATGGTAGTGCTAAATACTATTCAGATGGCAGCAGAGCATACGTTCAGCCAAGCGAACACGGAGCAGTGTACCGATGTTACTTCCTGACAGATGATGGAGATACAGCCATCGAGAACCGTTTCCGTGTGGGTAACCTGGTACGCTCTCAGACATTCAATATTAAGGAAGGGACGTATGAAGGCGTATCTAATCACTATTGGTGGCGTCTGGTGGAAAATGTCGGTGATAATTGGATAGAAGTTTCTGTAAACCACTGTGACGAAGGAAGCGATATACCCAAAGTGGGTGACGTGATGGTACAACTTGGAGACATAGACGACCCGGACTATCAGGCTGCAATCATGTTGTCTGCATATGGAGATGGTGCGCCATATATGACATTCTATCAGGGAATAAATTCTTATTCATTAAGCGAGAGAGACATACTTACGGCAAGGTATGACCGAGTTACGAAAGAATGCCGATTCCAAATCGGCCATGAAGGGAAGAATGGCTGTTTCCTATATTCACGATCAAAGGGATTGCGTGTTGAAGGAATGATTGAAGTACTAGGCGGTAGTGGTATGTCAAACTTTGACGATGCTTTGGACTTCGCCGAACAGATTAATGACCGTATGGCACAGTATATCGGATACGATGGATGGGAAAGCCTGGTCGGTGAAGCACTGGCAGGTAGGACTATTATAAAAGGCGGGGTTATCAATACGGACTTGATAAATGCGGCTGTCATCATCACATCGGAATTGATTGCCGGTGCCATCAAAGCCAAGAAACTTGAAATTGGTGATGGAAAAAAAATCTATTCAACGATAGATACGGATGGAAGAGCGACATTTGTTGATGTTACAGCTATTAATGGATATTTTGAGGACGTGCTTATGCGCGGATCCCTTAGAAGTCCATTTTCCAAGGTATCCGATTCATTTAACACGAACTACAATGATAACATCATTATTGAAGGTGGAGGTTCCTGGACAAAGGTATATTCAATACCAACAGGAAAAGAACAGATAGGAAGAAAGATTACCGTATGCTGCATTGGTACAGGAGAGGCGTCAATCTCATCAAGTAATGCAAAGTTCTACGAATATGGAAGAAGTTACAATGAGTTGATATTGAACAAGGAGATAGTTCAACTGATTGGGTATGGGCTTGGTGATACTTTCTATGGATGGATTGTCACATGCCGGGAAGATTTGGATGTAAACTACGCCATGGGGCGTCCTGATAAGGTATTGGCCAGAGGTTATGTTGATTTAAGAGATGATTCAAAAAAGTATTACACATTCGATGGCAGTACATTGTCATTTACCAAAGTATCCAGCAAAGAATATAGAGTAACCATGCCAACCCAGTGGGGCACAGTTAAAGATGAATATATGGTAATGGTCACTCCGATGATGAGAGTCGGACTTTCATCCGGGACATATTACGTAAGCATCGAAAGTGATACGGAATTCTCCCTGAATTACATGGCATATGGTACCGGTCAGGGAGGTGCTTTCTTCTTTGAAGTAAAAAGAATGGAATTTTATTAGTTATGGACAAGGCAATTATAATCTACACGGTATTGATAATATTATTAATCTTAATATGTAAATGATATGGAAGAATTAAGCTATACGTCGAAGTATGACGGTGAAACAACAGATAAAATCCTGGACAATGCAAAGGCTATAATGGAACAGACTACAGCAGAAGATGGTGAAACGGTACAGGTGTACGACACGGATGGCGTGCCGCACAAGATTTCGAAAACGGAACTTTTGAAGAAGTCTACACTGGCTCTCCCTGCTTTGGAAGACATCTCCAGTTTTGTGGCCGTGAATGCCGCCGGAAATGCTGTCGGAGTTATGACAAAAGAGCAGGTTGCGTCAGTTCTGGCGGGAATTGTTGGTGTTGTACTATTTTCATTTGAGATAAACTTTAGTAATTCTGAGAATGGTGGTGGTACAATAGATGATAGATATACATATAAATTCCCAGGAGTAGAATTTTCTATATCAGACTATACAACTTCAAGATTTAAAGTTAATCATAATATTGCTTCGCGTAAATATTCCATTTCGATTACTAAACTTAATCAAGCATTTAATGGCCAAGAAGGTGAACCTACAGCCGAAGTATATTATGCTGAGAACTCTGAAAGTTCCTTTTACATAACTTCTGGAGAAGGGAAAAACCCAGCAAATATTCTTGTAACTGTATTTGGTATTAAATAAAAATACAAGGGAGGGGTATATCCCCCCTGTAACGGTACTAACCTATTTGTTTCCATGATGTCCAACTATTATAATGCATTCTTATATATGCTAATCCATTATCTCCACCTGCACATAATTGCATACGAATCCATCCGTCACAAGAAAATGCCACTAATATGCCATAATTCACAGGCATATTGTCCTGTTGTGAGTCAAATTTATAAACTCCGTTATTTACGTTGTTGGCATCACCTGCCAAATTTAATCCAATGGCACTCAGGAAACCTGATTTTGACATTAATCCTATATTCGCTAAAGAATATGTAAAGCACTCAGACCGTAGACAAAGTACGAAAGATAACCTGATAACGACTATCAATGTCCTGCAGGAGTTCCGTCCTGGATTGGATTTTAAGGACATCACATACACATTCCTGAAGGATTTTGAAGCGTATCTAAGAGAGAAAGGCAATGGGGTGAACACGGTGGCCAAACACCTTCGCCAGCTTCGGACGCTAGTCAATGAAGCAATAAATCAGGGATACATTCATGCGGACGCTTACCCTTTCCGGAAGTTCAAAATCAAGCAGGAGAAAGGTCGGCACGAGTTCTTGACTCCGGACGAATTAAGGAAGCTGGAGAACCTGGAAGTGCATGACCAGAAGCTACGTCACGTGTTGGATGCGTTCCTGTTCTGTTGCTATGTAGGATTGCGGTTCTCGGATTTCTGCCAGCTTACACCAGCAAATTTTATCAGGATAAATGGAAACCGTTGGCTGCACTTCAAATCCATCAAGACCGGAATCGAGCTCCGGCTTCCGTTACATCTGCTTTTCGAAGGGAAAGCACTCACAATTTTAGACCGCTACACCATAGAAGAATTTGCCGATTTAGGGTGTAATTCAGACGTAAACAAATACCTTGCACAGATTGCCGGAATGGCACGCATAAAGAAGCACATGACCTACCACACGGCCCGGCATACATGTGCTACACTATTGATTCATCAGGGGGTACCGATTACCACAGTACAGAAGCTGCTCGGCCATACTTCGGTCAAGACAACAGAGATTTATTCTGAGGTTCTGTCATCAACAATTTTACGTGATTTGAAGGCTGTCAAAACCCGGAAAAAACGGCTCGATTTTCAGCCAAATTTTGCCGCTCGGTAGAATCTGGGTAGAAATTAATAATCTACCGAGATTCTACCAAATTAGATTATATATTCTCGTTTATGAAATCGAGAATTCGTTTTTATAATTCTATACGTAGTAATTCACATAGAATTTTTTGTGCGTCTACAATAGATTTTACAGATTGATGACTCTCTGCATAATAGCATAAAGTGCTTGCTGCTTCAGAGAGTCCTTCAATCATGTCCAAAATTTCTTCTTCATTGTAATTTATGCGTCTAATTATATCCGCCACTGTTATACTGTCTATTTTTATATTCTTTTCCATTTTAGAAAATTTTAATGATGTCTCGAGTGCGTAACATCATCAAAATTATATCAAAAATCCCCCTCATAACTTTTGATGATTTCGTTCGCTTTTTGAATGTCGTGTGGGGTGTAGGTGTCTGTCATCAGAATACTGCTGTGACGCGCCTGATCACGAACACTTAACACATCCTGGTGCCGTAACATGTCAGTGATACCGGTGTCCTTCAGACTGTAGAATTTATAAGTATCTGGCAAGCTCAAATCCTTCCTAACATACCTAGCCCAATAATCGCGGAATATTTTTTCTGAGACTTTTTTTCTTCCTGGAATGAATCCGTCAGAAAATAAATAGTAGTTGGATGGTGATGAAAAAATATCAAGGTCAAGCATGAGGTGTATAACCTTAACTGGTAAGGTGATTGTTCCGTCTTTCTTATTCTTTGAAATGGTATCCTCGATATAAATTGTCTGTTTGGCCAGATTGATATTCCCGATTTTAAGACGAGCCATTTCGGCCGGTCGAATGAAACAGTAATATAGAATGTAGCTGGCAAGTAAGAAGTGTTTGTTCTTCTTCTCGAGATAATCATGTATCATGTTCAGATGGTGTGGCTCGATTGTCTTCCTTTTTTTCTTCTTGGCTCCACGCCCTAATACAGATAAACCTTCTGTGGGTACAGTCTTTAGAAAATTCTTTTGGCAACACCAATGGCCAAACTGTCTGAGGAACCCGAGGTAATTATCATGAGTAAATGCGGTATTATCACGATTGATATATATTTCATCCAGAAATTGAACGCAAAAATCCTTGTCGAACTGATATATGTAGGTAATGGGGATAAGTCTCTTATCGTTCCAGTTCATCATGTTCTTCAGGTAAGATGCGAGCGATTTATGTGTCTCATATCTGTATGTCCCATCCTTTAGCAGCTTATCAATGTATTGCCGGTATTTCTCGCAACAGTCACGGAACAGCATATACGCTGTGCCGTTTTCTTTTTCTATCCATGGGTTCCAGCCCATGATGAGTTTTTCGGTGAGTCTCTTGATTAAGTCGTTTGCGTACTTCTTTCGCTGTTTCGGCTCGATGGCATTAAGTTTAATTCTCTTGCGCTTCATCCGACCTTCAGCCGGATCGTACGCATTAAAACTGATATAAGTTTCACGGCCACAATGAAGTGTTGGTGGCGTGTAGCTCTTGATTTTTTCGAGTGTAGACATTTTTTTTAACGAGAATTAAGTCGATAATTCCCGCTAAACAGTGAATAATAGTTGTGAATACATTGTGCTTCTGTCCCGATTTTGTCCCGGGCTTTTAAAAGCAAATAAGGTAACTACTTGTTTGTTAAGTAGTTACCTTATAACCAGTCGGGGTGACTGGATTCGAACCAGCGACCACACGCCCCCCAGACGCGTACTCTA